GGCCAATATCCTGCGCCTGGGCACCGTGGAAGAGGCCGACTATGCCAAGGCCCGGGTGCGGATTCGTTGCGGCGACCTGCTCACCGGCTGGCTGCCGTGGATGACCGGCCGGGCCGGCAAGGATCTGGACTGGTGGGCCCCGGATATCGGCGAACAGGTCATGGTGCTCTCGCCCTCGGGCGAACCGGCGCAAGGTGCGGTGCTCCTGGGGGCTTACCAGGACAGCGCCCCGGCGCCGGAGACGGACGGCAATAAGCGCACGGTGGTCTTCGAGGACGGCACCAAAGTCACCTATGACCGCAGCGCCCATAAGCTCGACGTCCTCATCAAGGGCGAGGCCGAGGTGGTTATCAAAGGCAATACCACCTTGAGGGTCGAGGGGCATGTGGATTTGACGGTCACGGATTGCCTGCACGTGGTCTGTGAAAAGCATGGGGAAATGACGCTATGAGAATGGTGATGCAGGGGCTGCATATCGTCATCAAGCGGCATCCGGAGGATGGCTACGTTACCATCGAAAGCGAAAGCGACTTAACCATCATCGCGCCGGCCGGAGTCAAGATAATCGGCGATGTTCAAGTCCAGGGCAATATCACCGCCAGCGGCAAAATCATCGATGCCACGGGCAATACGAATCATCATAGCCATTAAAGGAGGGAGTCATGCCGCAATACAAAGTTTTGAAGCCATTTTGCCATAAGGGCAAGGTGCAAAAGAAAGGGGAAACCCTAACGCTGCATGAGCGGGAGGCGAGATACCTCGTCATAGGCTCGGACCCGTGGGTGGCCCCTATAGAAGAGGCTGCCGAGAAACCGAAGACCTGGACGGCTAAAGCCAAGGACGACACAGGCGCCGACACGGCGGCCCCCAAGGCCCCCAAGAACAAGAAGTCCGATGAACCCGTAGCCGAAGGAGGGGAAGTCAATGGCTGAGCAATTTTTACACGGTATCGAAGTCGTCGAGATCGACGATGGCATCAGGTCGATCAGTACGGCTGCCTCGAGCGTCATCGGCCTGGTGGGCACAGCGCCCAAAGGGCCGATTAACACGCCCACCCTGATTGCGGGCTCGCTCAAAGAGGCCGTGACCCAGTTCGGCGCGGGGCTCGGGACTATCCCGGATGCCCTGGACGCCATTTTTGATCAGATCGGCGCAACGGTGGTAGTGGTCAATGTGCTCGATCCTGCGGTCCATAAGACGCTGGTCGCGGCCAAGAGCTACACGCTGAACGCCCAGGGCCTGATCACCCTGGACCATCAGTATGTGCTGAACTGCGTGGTCAAGGACAGTACCGGCGTAACCACCTATGAGGCCGGCACGGATTACACCCTGGACGCCGAAGCTGGAACTGTTACCAGGCTCGTAGGCGGGGACATTCCGGCCGAGGCGACGCTCATGGTCAATTATGACCGCCCGGACCCGGCTTTGGTTACGGCCGCCGATATCATTGGCGGCGTCGACGCCTCGACCGGCGCTTATGAAGGCGTCCATGCCCTGCTGGGCTCCGAGAGCGTGGTCCATGTAACGCCCCGCATCCTGATTGCCCCCGGTTTTACGCATTCGCGCACCGGGGACCTGGCCAACCCGGTGGTCTCCGAATTGCTGGGGATTGCCGACCGGCTGCGGGCGGTGATCATCGCCGACGGCCCGAACACCAATGACGCCGACGCCATCACCTATCGGGAAGATTGGGGCAGCGCCCGGGTCTATGTGGTGGATCCGTGGGTGATGGTCTTGGATACCGACACCAATGAAAACGTGGCCATGCCGCCTTCCGCTCGGGTGGCCGGGATCATCGCCAAGAGCGACAACGAGCGCGGCTTCTGGTGGAGCCCGTCGAACCGTGAGGTCTACGGCATTGTCGGGACCGCCCGGCCGGTGGATTTTGCCCTGGGCGACCCCAGCTGCCGGGCCAATTACCTCAATGAAAACGAGGTAACCACCATCATCCGGAAGGACGGCTACCGGCTGTGGGGCAACCGCACCTGCTCCAGCGATCAGAAGTGGGCCTTCCTGTCGGTCAGGCGCACCGCGGACATGATCAACGAGAGCCTCCTGCAGGCGCACCTCTGGGCCGTGGACCGCAACATCACCAAGACCTATATCGATGAAGTGACCGAAGGGGTCAACGCCTACCTGAGGCACCTGGTGGCGGTGGGGGCCATCCTGGGCGGCAAGTGCTATGCCGATCCGGATCTCAATACTCCGGACCAGATCATGGCCGGCAAGGTCTATTTCGACTTTGACTTCACGCCCCCCTACCCGGCCGAGCACATCACCTTCCGCAGCCACCTGGTGGATGACTACATCGAAGAGGTTTTCTCCTAATAGGAGAGGAGGTTTAGGTCATGATCCCGAGAAAACTAAAGTATTTTAACCTGTTCGTGGACGGTCGCGGCTACGCCGGCAAGATCGAGGAGGTCGAACTCCCCAAGCTCTCGATCAAAAGCGAGGAATTTCGCGCCGGCGGCATGGACGCCCCGCTCATGATCGACCTGGGCATGGAAAAGCTGGAATGCAATTTCACCCTGGGCGAGTACAACGAGGACACCATCCGGCTGTTCGGGCTGCAAGACAGTGCAGCCGTGTCCCTGCGCATGAAGGGCTCCATCGAATCGGACGACCTGTCCGGCTATAAAACGCCGGTCGAGGTGGTGATTATGGGCCGGTGGAGCGAGATGGAATGGGAAAAGTGGAAGGCCGGCGACAATTCCACCAAGAAGGTATCCGTCTCGGTCTCCTATTACCGCTATATCAGCAACGGCGAGACCCTCATCGAGATCGACGTGCCCAATATGATCCGCATTATTGACGGGGTGGATTATCTGGCCGTGAGCCGGACCAACATCGGCCTGTAAACCTATAGAGCTGTCAGGCCCCGCCTGCTGCCGGGCGGCCTGACGGCTGAATAAGGAGACCATTGCATGTTGGTCGATATTCCCCTGGATTATCCCATCGAGATTGATGGGGTCGAGGTCAAAAACCTCAAGATGCGCCGGCCCAAGGTGCGGGACATGATCGCCTCCGTCAAGGGCCAGGACAGCAATGAGGCCAAGGAGGTCAAGCTCTTTGCCAACCTCTGCGAAGTCACAGAGAAGGATATCAACGAGCTGGATCTGTCCGACTATAAGAAACTACAGGATATGTTCAACGATTTTTTGTTATCGAAGAGCGAGCCTGTAGGGAGGCCGTCATAGTCCTGGCGCATTTCAGCGGCTGGGGCCTGAACGAGTTGCTGGACCTCGATGGTGAAGAACTGATTAGTTGGCTGGAAGCGATTCCAGTCAGGAAAAAATGAACATGGGCAAAACCTTCAACCTTTCAGTTGTCATCGGCGCCGCCTTAAGCGGTTCTTTCAAGAGTACCGTAGGCGGCGCCCTGGGGCAGGTGAAAGCGCTGGGCAGCGCCATCCAGCATATGGAGTCCGGCCAAGCGGATATCGGCCGCTTCAGGAAATTAAAGACCAACCTGGAGGGGACGAAAGCCGCAATGGCCGCGGCTCAGACCGAAGCCGGCCGGCTGGCCCGGGAGTTTAAGAGCGCCGATCAGGAAAGCGCCCGGCTGGGGAAGGGCCTGGCGGCCGCCAAAGAAAGGCTGGCGGCGGTGGCCGCAGAAATGAAAGGGGCCAAACGGCCGGGCCAGGAGCTGAAACAGGCCTACGCCGCGGCCAAGGCCGAAGTGAAGTCCCTGGGGGACGCCCAAAAGCAGGCGGCGCAACAGGCCTCTGCCCTGGGTAAGAGTTTTAGTGAGGCTAAAACCAAGGCCGGGGCGCTCAAGACTCAGGCCGAGAGCCAGGGCGTGGCCCTGCAGCGCCTGCGCCAGCAGATGCAGCAGGCCGGCGTCTCCACCCGGAGCCTGGCCGCTGACCAGGCGAAGCTGGGGGCATCTCTGGAGCGGGCCCGCTGCGCCCAGGCCAAGCTGGGCGCAGCCCTGGCGAAGCAACAGGCTAACCTGGATAAGCGGGCGCAATACCGGGGGCAGCTCTTCGGTGCCGCGGCAATGGGTGCGTCTATCGCTATCCCTATAAAAGCCGCCATCGATTTTGAATCGGCGATGTCCGATGTGCGCAAGACGGTGGATTTCCCTACCCCGGAAGGGCTGGTGGAGTTCGGCAAGACCATTAAAGCAATGAGCCGCGAAATTCCCATCAGCGCCAGTGGCCTGGCACAAATTGCGGCTTCCGGCGGTCAGTTGGGTATTGCGGTCAAGGACATTCCGCAATTCACCAAAACTGTAGCCAAGATGGCCACGGCCTTTGACATGCTCCCGAACGAAGCCGGGGACGCAATGGCGAAACTCTCCAATGTCTACAAGATCCCCATTACGGCACTGGGAAACCTGGGCGATGCCATCAACCAATTAGGCAATAATTCCGCGGCACGAGAGCGGGATATCGTCAATGTTCTGGCCAGGGTTGGGGGCACGGCCAAGGCCGTCGGGCTGTCAGCCGTCCAAACTGCAGCTTTGTCCAGCACCATGCTTTCTCTCGGCAGGGCCCCGGAAGTGGCGGCTACTGGCCTTAATGCTCTGCTAATGAAGGTTGCGACCGCGGATAAGGGAAATAAAAAGTTTCAACAGGGCCTCATTGCGGCCGGAATCAGCGCCAAGAAGCTGAAGTTTGCTTTTCTAAAAGACCCTCAGAAGGCCCTTAATTTGTTTCTTGAAACCCTGGCAAAGATTCCCAAGGCCAAAAATATGGGGGTCTTGATGGACCTGTTTGGCCTGGAATATGCCGATGATATGGCCCTTCTGGTAGAGGGCATAAAAGAGCTTAGGAAAGAACAAGGATATGTGGCCAAGGAAGCGGATTACGCCGGGTCGATGCAGAAGGAATTTGCGGCCCGAGCCGCCACGACCGCCAATAGCCTACAGCTCTTGAAGAATCGGCTGGTCGAGGCCGGGATCAATTTCGGCAGCGTCTTTTTGCCCGATATCGCCGCCGCGGCGGGGGTACTGGGAAGGATTTCCAGTAGAGTGGCTGACTTTGCCGAGAGATTTCCCCTGCTCACGAAAGTGATTGGCGGCACTATCGGTGGATTTATCGGCCTCCGGGTGGCCACCATCGCCTTCGGTTATGCCGGGACCTTTGTGAAGGGCGGCATCCTGAGCTTGATGGTGGGGTTGAGGGGTTTGCAGGCCAGCCTGGCCCTGACCCGCAGCGGCATGGTCGCCTTGAATGCCACGGCCGGAGGGACGGCACTGGGGTCTGTTGCTGGCAAGGCGGCCGGGGGGTCGGCTCTCGGCTCCATTGCGGCCACAGCCTTAACCCCGGTGCGGGCGATAGGTAATGCGGTGCTCCATCCGGTAGCGGCCATACGCTCTCTGGGCTCGGCCCTGGCCGGCCTGGGGCGCGGTGCGGCCCGGGGTGCCGGGGCCGGGTTGCGCACGGTCGGTTCTGCGGCTGCCGGAATGGGAAGACTGCTGCTCAACCCGATAGGGGGCATACGCTCCCTGGGCGGGGCCATGATCGGCTTTGCCCGGCTGGCGGTTCCCGCGGTGGTGGTCGGTATCCGGGCCATAGGACTGGCCATGATGAGCAATCCGGTCGGGATTGGCCTGGCGGTGATCGCTGGCGCCGCCCTGGCAATCTATAAGTACTGGCAGCCTATCAAGGCCTTCTTTGGCGGGCTCTGGGGGGGATTCGAATCAGGCTTCTCGAGCGCCTTTTCTGGCATAGGCTCGGCGCTGGCCCCGTTGCAGCCGGTTTTTAATGCCGTCGGGGCGGCAATAAATTGGGTCTGGAGCGGCATCAAGAGTCTGGTGGGGTGGTTTGGCAATCTCTTTGCTCCGGCCAATGCCTCCAGCGAAACCCTGAAGCAGTGCGCCAGTGCCGGCCAGATCTTGGGTCATGTACTCGGGGTCGTGGTGGGTGGCGCAGTCCGCCTGCTGATCGCCCCTTTTCAGATGCTCGGCAGCGCAGTTCAGTTTGTCTGGAATCTCTTCCAAAACGGTCCCTATCAGGCCGTGGTCTCCGGATTTAACCAGATCAAAGCTTTCTTTGGTGGGCTCTGGGGGGGACTCAAGGAGCGCATCTCGGCGGCCTTTGCTGGAATGGGGGTTGATCAGGCCGCGGTGTGGTCTAGTCTTGGCGCGGCCTTCAGCGCAGTCGGGACGGCGATAGGTTGGGTTGGAAATGGCATCAAAACGCTCGTAACATGGTTTGGCAATCTCTTCGCCCCGGCCAATGCCTCCAGCGAAACTTTAGGAAAATGCGCCAGCGCCGGCCAAATTGTGGGTCATGTACTCGGGACCTTAGTGGTCTGGGGAGTACGTCTATTGGTCGGAGCCTTTGAATTGCTCGGCAAGGCAGTGCAGTTTGTCTGGAACCTGTTCCAATCTGCACCCGTGCAAGCGGTGATCTCAGGATTTACCCAGATCAAGACCTGGCTGGAAAACTTCAGCCTGGCCGACGTCGGCCGCAAGGTCATCGGCACCCTGGTCAGCGGTATCAAGAGCGTCGGTTCTACCGTGAAGAAGGCGCTCACGTCGGCGCTGGGCACCGCTGAACCCCTGTTTCCACACTCGGACGCCAAGGAGGGCCCCTTCTCCCGGCTGACCGCGAGCGGCCGTGCCCTGATTGAGACCTTCGGTGCGGGCATTCGGGCGGCTGGCAGCATGGCGCTGATTAATCCCCTGGGCTCCATACTCGGGGGGGCGCAGCGGCTGATCGGCGCAACGGCCCTGGCCGTGCCCCTGGTCTTGCAGCCTACTCTGGCGATGACTCCCCTGCCCAATATGGCGCCCTGGGGCTCCACTTCTCCGGCTATGCCGGCCATTCCCGAGATCGGGGCGGCCATCAGAGAGGAAAGGCCGCAACCGGCTATCCCCGATCCAAGCGGTATTGGGGAACGCTTCGGCGTTGACTCTCCGCCGACCCGGGGGCCTATCAACATCAATATGACGGGCGACATTGTGATCCACGCCGCGCCGGGAGCGGATGGGGCCAATATCGCCGCCCAGGTGCGGGAGCAGGTGCGCCTGGCGCTGGAGGAGGCCAAGCGGCAACTCGAGGCCGAGCAGCGGGGGGCGCTCTATGATTGATGTCATGATGATGCTGGGCTCTTTCATGTTCAGCATTGACACCGCGGCTTACCAGGAGCTGACCCGGACCAATGAATACCGTTGGCCGGCCCAGGAGCGGGTAACTCGCGAGGCGGCGCTGCAATTTGTGGGGCCTGGTCAGGAAAGCATCAGCCTTAAGGGCGTCATTTATCCCCATTATAAAGGGGGGATCGGCCAGATGGATACCATTCGGGACGATGCCGCCCTGGGCGAGCCCCTCCTGTTGGTGGACGGCAACGGCAACTATTGGGGGAAATACGTCATCGAGCGGGCTGAGGAGACCAAGACGGTTTTCTATGCCGACGGCACGCCGCGCAAAATAGATTTCAAGCTGGACCTCAAATATTACGGGGATGATGCGGATGGCTCGGCATAGGACCAAAGACGGCGACATGCTGGATTGGATCTGCTTCAAGTATTATAGCCAGGAATCCGGGGCGGTGGAGGCGGTACTGGAGGCGAACCCCGGCCTGGCCAAGCTGGGTCCGGTCTTTCCGGCCGGAACCATCATCGAGCTGCCGACTCTCTCCAGTACTAGTCAAAAAGGCACTGTGAGGCTGTGGAATTGAGGCCGACGTTTCAAATCTTTGCTGACAAACTGGACGTAACCGCCAAGATCCAGGACCGGTTGCTGCGCCTGAGCATCACCGATGCGGCCGGGGTCAAGAGCGATACGGCCGAAATCAGCCTGGATGACCGCGATGCTATGCTGGAGGTGCCTCGGAAAGGCGCCAAGCTGGAAATCTGGCTCGGATATATCGAGACCGGAATCTATTTAATGGGGACTTATGTGGTAGATGAGATCGAGCTGTCCGGCCCCCCCAGGACCATGACGATCCGGGCCAAGGCCGCGGATATGCTCCAGTCCCTGAAGGCTCCGAAGACCCGCCCCTGGGATAAGGTAACGCTCGGCTCCATTACCAAGAAGATCGCCTCGGAGCATGGCTACCAGGCCAGTGTCGATTCTTCTTTAGCCGGGATCTCGTTCGAGCATGTTGATCAGACGGAAGAATCGGACATGCATTTTCTGACCCGGCTGGCCAAGCAATATGATGCGGTGGCCAAGCCGGCCAACGGCTCTATGGTGGTGGTGCCCAAGGGCAGCAGCAAGAGCGCCAGCGGCCAGGATCTGCCGGTGATCTCACTTGGGCTCTCCGATCTGACTTCCTGGAATGTAACCCTGGCCGACCGGGGCAAATACAAGAAGGTGAAGGCCTATCACCATAGCTACAAAACAGGCAAGCGCACCGAGGTCGAGGTTGGAACCGAAGATCCGGCCTATGTGCTGCGGCATACCTACCCGGACGCCGAGCAGGCCAAGGCGGCCGGCTCAGCCAAACTGGAAGGGTTTTTCCGGGGTGAAGCCAAGGCCTCCTTTTGTTTTCCAGGAAATCCCCTGGTAGCGGCCGAGATCAAGCTGACCGTGGCCGGCGTCAGGGATGGGGTTGACGGCGACTGGATTATCAGGTCCGTAACCCATGAGTTATCCAATAGCGGCTATAGCAGCCGGGTGGAGGCTGAGGCGCCTAAAGAGCCCGTAGCTTCTACCAAGCCTCGCAATGCCAAGCCTGCGGGCTCCAAGAGTTCGGCCGGAGATCTCGATATATGGCTCTAAGCATGACCGGCATGAATGCGGTAACGGGGAAGCATTTAGACGGCCTGGATCATCTCAGGCAGAGCATCAGCGATATCCTGCGCACCCCGCTGGGCACCCGGGTGATGCGCCGGGAATATGGCTCCGGACTCTTCGAGATGATCGACCGGCCGGTCAACCGCACCTGGCTGGTGCAGGCCTATGCGGCGGTCGTGGCCGCACTCGATAAGTGGGAGCCCCGCTTTAAGCTGAAGAAAGTCGAGATTCTCTCGGTGGAT